GGAAATTGATTTCCTAGCAAGTGCCCTAAAAAAAACATCACCCCGGTACAAATGGCTGTACTTTGCTGGGGGGATTGCGATCGGAACAGCCGCTTCATATGGAGTGTACAAAGCGCTAAATGAAAGATAAAGATTTTGATCATATCGCCAGAGTAGAGAAAGCTATCGCCGAAAAGTATGGTGATGAGGCAGTCTCTAATCCGAGGGCAAATTGGTCCGAGGAAAGAGAAAAAGAATACATCGAACAAATGCAAGAACTGTATTCTAAACAAAAGAAAAATGATCACTCCGGAGAGAAAATTGATATAAATGGTATAAAGGTATCAAAAAAACTACTTAATAGAGAACAATTACGCTCCTGCACAGTATGCGGCAGGTTTCCTAGAAAATCTTTGGATGATGTCTGTCTTTTAAAATTTGATTGTTGCAACAAATGCTACATTCAATATATTCAAGATAGAGAGCAAAGATGGGAAAATGGTTGGCGCCCAAACGATAATAAAGGAAATAAATAATGGCTACAGTATACGAAATCGTGCAGGGATTATCCCAAGCGGCAGCTAACTCTTATGATGGGGCACTTGATGAAAATGGTGAGCCACTTTTGGCTGGGCTGCAAAGAGAAGAAGGTAACGCACTTCTTGACAAGCGCGTCATGGATGGGTTTAATGTTAAGTTTTATGGTAACATGATGTGTCTTTCTTACATGTCCGAGGTCCAAATTAAAGAAGTTTATGTAAATGGCTTTGAGACTAGGATGGAAGAGCAGATTGTTGAAATCGTCAAATTTCTTAAAAAAGAATATCGCAAGATCCGCGGCGAATCAGTCACCTTAACTAAAGAAGGTGAAATCGATGTACATGTTGAAAATTCAACTCGCGTACGCTCATGGGTTACTGCCAAGTGTCATTATAAAGTCGGTGGATTGAACGAAGAAAATGAAGTACAAGCACCCTCTGAGGAGCGTTTGGACAAAAACTGGCGCAGCTTTCTTGAACAAGGCGGCTGGGATGGATCCGGCGGAAAACGACCACAAAACGATACCAGAAAAAAGGAATCGTAAGATGAAAATTACCAAGTCAAAACTTAAGCAAATTATTAAAGAAGAATTTGAAGAGATTACCGAAGGCGCTTTCCATGGGGCTTCATACACAGACCATGTGGATGGCGCTGTTGAAGTCTTTCGAGAATTTGTTAAAAATGTTGGTAATGTCCCCATGGCAATTGAAGCAATGGAGATGGCGTTCCAAGCAGCTCAAGGCAAGCCATACATTAGTGAGTCACAGGATTCAACTGTAGACGAAGGGTTAGAAAACATTACTCCCGAAAACTTGGAAATTTTAGCCAAAGCGGCCCACCACTTTGCGACACAGCCCGCAGTTGTAATGGCGCTTGCTGCCGGCGGTCTAGGTGCCGCAATTATGAAGATTAAAGAACTTATGGAAACCGGAGAATAAAAATGCAGATTACTCAGCAACAGTTGCAAACAATCATTATAGAAGAATACCTCAAAGAAGAGGGTCTTGTTGACGAAGCCATGTCGCGAGAAAGAGCTGATGAATTTATAGCTTGGATTAAGAAAGAAGGTCCAAAGCCGGAATGGCTTGATCGCGTTTATGGTCCCGGTAGCTACAAACGCGGTAAACAAACACCGGCGTTTGATCCCAATGTTGATAGATCCGCTGAAACAATGCCCTTTCCCACTGATGATCCCCCTTCAGATGATGCCCCAGAGAGTGAAGATGGTGGTTTCCAGGGTGACTCTGGAACAGATCTTGAGGGTCAGATAGCTGCCTTAATCCAAGGTATACCTCCCGAAGAAGTCTCAGATTTGTTTCAGGCTGTGTTCAGTAAAATACCCGGAGTAGAGATTAGTGACGCTGAAGAAGAACCGGAGTCCCTATATTCTCCAGGCGCCGAGGGGCGCCCAACAGTTGGGTTCAAAGAAATTAAAAACCTTATCCGCAAAGTTTTATTAGAAGGCCACTATCACGACATGGGCAGTGACGATGAAATGTATGATGCACTAGACCCCCATGGGTTTGACAAAATGTCAGATTATGAACTGATAGACGCCATGGAGACAGACGGCATGGAAGATATGATCGTTCGCGATGGCGAAGGTGGTCTGGTTAATCGAGAAGAAGCAATAGCGGCCCTGAAAAATGTATGAGTTTCCAGTTAGACAAAAAGCAACAAATTAAAGAAATTGTAAAGTGCGGTAAATCTCCAGCGTACTTTCTCAACAATTATGCAAGAATCTCACACCCGCTTCACGGGTTAATTTTGTTTAATACCTATAACTTTCAAGATGAACTCTTAAAGGATTTTAACGACTACCGTTTCAATGTCATCTTGAAAGCACGCCAGTTGGGGATCTCAACGATTACGGCCGGCTACATTACTTGGATGATGTTGTTTCATCGCGACAAAGCCATTCTCGTTATGGCAACCAAGTTTGCAACAGCAGGCAACTTAGTCAAAAAAGTTAAAAACATTATGAGAAATGTTCCTGACTGGCTTAAGATAGCAACAATATCTGTGGATAACCGCACATCGTTTGAATTGTCAAATGGCTCATCGATTAAAGCAACCTCCACATCCGGTGACGCCGGCCGCTCCGAAGCATTGTCATTATTAGTATTGGATGAGGCCGCACACATTGAAGGCTTGGAAGAGTTATGGACCGGCCTATACCCTACACTGTCAACTGGTGGTCGATGCATCGCACTATCAACTCCTAATGGCGTTGGAAACTGGTTTCATAAAACTTGCATTGATTCTGAAGCCGGCGCCAATAACTTTAATCTAACAAATTTACCCTGGGATGTACACCCAGACCGCGACGGAGAATGGTTTAAGAAAGAAACTAAAAATATGTCCAAGCGTCAAATTGCACAAGAGCTTGAATGTAATTTCAACACATCTGGTGAAACTGTTATCGATCCAGAATGTATGGAATGGATGTTATCAAATATACGCGAGCCTAAACATAAGACTGGGTTTGATAGAAACTTTTGGATTTGGGAAGAATATGATCCTTCTTGCAATTATCTTCTTGTAGCAGATGTGGCCCGCGGAGATGGTGCAGACTACTCAACTTTTCACATTGTAAAATTAGAGACACTGGAGATTATCGGAGAATATCAAGGAAAGCCAACTTTAGATATGTATGCAAACATGCTAAACGAGGTAGGTAAAGAGTTCGGCAATTGCATGGTTGTGGTTGAAAACAATAATGTAGGCTTTACTATATTAGAGAAGTTGAATGAGTCAAGATATCCAAATTTATATCACTCAATTAAGTCCACGCATGAATATATCGACCAACATACAGCCGAGCATCTTAATTCATCTGTACCGGGCTTTACTACCTCAATGAAGACTCGCCCTCTTATCATTGCAAAATTAGAGGAGTTTATCAGAAATAAACTAATTACCATATATTCTTCTCGCACTATTAACGAGATGAAAACTTTCATTTGGAGGAATGGTAAACCGCAAGCAATGAAGGGATATCATGATGATTTAATCATGGCATTGGCAATTGCTTGCTGGGTTAGAGACACGGCAATCCAATCTAGCGCTAGAGAACTTAATTACAAGAAAGCGTTTTTGGGTGCAGTGTACAAGACAAACACTACTATGAACACTCAAATTAAAGGCCAGCAAGGCTACAAAAAAGATAACATGTTTGATAAACTAAACGAAGCAAAAGATATATATGACCAATACAAGTGGATCATAAAGTGAGAATATAAATGGCAGATAGAAAAAACAAAAAATATGAGAGTAGTAGAAACCCTCTTAACCAACAAAACGACCTATTCAAGGCCCTTACAAGACTGTTTTCTGGTCCAATTGTAAACTACCGCTCGCAGACTGGTACTAAGATTAGACGCCAACATCTAGATAAATTTTCATCTAGATTTAGAACTGCGTCCGGACAACAGTTTAAAAAATCGCAATATAGCCCTCTCGACAATCTAGCTCTCAATGCGATGCAAAACCAGCGAAGAGTCGAGAGATACATCGATTTTGATCAAATGGAATATATGCCAGAGATTGCCTCTGCTTTAGACATTTACGCGGATGAAATGACAACTTACTCTGATTTGCGCCCAATGCTAAACATCCGCTGCAGCAATGAAGAAATTAAAGCTGTATTGCATAATTTATATTCGAAAGTTTTAAATGTAGAATACAATCTTTTTGGTTGGGCACGCACGATGTGCAAGTATGGAGACTTTTTCTTATACCTAGATATGGATGACAAGTTCGGAGTACAGTCAGTCCTCTCTCTCCCGATCACAGAAGTTGAAAGGCTTGAGGGTCAAGACTCTACCAACCCTAATTATATCCAGTACCAGTGGAATAGCGCCGGGATGACTTTTGAAAATTGGCAGATAGCACACTTTAGAGTATTGGGTAATGATAAGCACTCGCCGTACGGCACATCTATTTTAGATCCGGCCCGACGAATTTTTAGACAACTTACCCTTGTTGAAGATGCTATGATGGCTTATCGTGTTATCCGCTCATCCGAAAGAAGGCTGTTTAAGATTGATGTTGGTGGCATTCCTCCCAATGATATTGAACCGTACATGGAGAAAATTGTAAGTAATCTTAAGCGACACTCGGTGGTCGATCAAAACACTGGTCGAGTTGATTTGCGGTATAACCCAATGAGCATAGAAGAAGATTATTTTATTCCTGTACGCCCGGGCTCTGCTACTGAGGTTACAAATCTTGCTGGTGGGCAAAACACTGCTGCAGTTGAAGATGTCAAGTACCTCCGCGACAAGTTATTCGCAGCCCTCAAAATTCCGCAGCCTTACCTTTCTATGGGTGAAGGCGCTGCAGAAGACAAAACTACATTGGCACAGAAGGACATCCGTTTTGCGAGAACCATTCAGAGACTCCAGCGGGTCATTATCCACGAGTTAGAGAAGGTCGGTATTATCCACCTTTATACTCTTGGATTCCGCGGCGACGATCTTATTAACTTTAAACTTGCCCTTAACAACCCATCTAAAATTGCTGAGATGCAAGAGATCGAATTCTGGAAAGCTAAGTTTGATATCGCAGCCTCTGCTACCGAAGGTTATTTCTCGCGCCGCTGGGTTACTGAACACATCTTTGGTATGTCTAACGAAGAGTTTGTCAGAAACCAAAGAGAAATTTATTATGATCGTAAATACGATGCGTCATTACAGCAAGTAGCTGAAGCTGCAGCAGCCGGCGAAACTGCTGGCGCCCTTGGCGGTGACATGGGCGGTGACATGGGCGGCGATATGGGCGGTGAAATGGATATGGGAGCTGAAGAGATGCCCGCCGGTGAGGCCGGCGCCGAAGAACCTGCAGCCGATGAGTCTCCGCTTTTAGCAGTACCACCCGGTTCTCGCGACTCTGAAAGACTTAGCACTTATGACAAGAGTGAGTATATGAGAAAAGATGGTACTAACGATGGTAGAGCCACGGCCGGAAGGGCTAAAAATATGCGCTCTCATGCCGGCCATGCTATGCAAGGCAGGTCCACTAGATCTAAATTTAAAGGCATAAGTGATTTAGCTACTTCTACCGTTCCAGCCATCGCAAAAGGTATTTATGAAGAAGAAGAATCTATTTATAATTTGAAAGAGTCCAAAGAAGAGCAAAGGCTTTTTGAAGTTAACGCTTCCTTGAATCATTTAATTGATAGTTTGGAAGAAAAACAAAAACTAATTACGGAGCAAGATGATGAGAATTAAGCATAATAAAAAAAGAAACACAGCGTTTGTTTATGAAGCGTTAATCAGAGAAGGCACCTCTGCCATTCTTCAAGGTGATCACAAAAGAAAAAACACAGTTGTCCGGTTAATTAAGAAACATTTTAAACCAGACTCGATATTGTATAAAGACCTACAATGCTATCAGTCACTTTACGAAACCCAAGGCTTAGAAAAAGAAACTTGCGAAAAGATTATCAAAGAAGCTAAATTAGCTAGCAGACTTATAGATACCCAAGGCGTTTTTGTAAGTCAGACTGATTTAATTAATGATGTCAATAAGGAACTTGAGCCTTCCGTCTTCAATAACTTTGTTCCAAATTATAAATCTTTGGCGAATATCTATAAGATGTTCTCACACAGTACAGATCCAAAGAGTGCTGTTATCCTTGAGCAATTAATCTTGGAGCACATGTCACAATCGGCTCCTAAAGAAAACACTCAAGAGGTAGACTTTTTGGTTGTCGAATCGTTTGTTAATAAATTCAACACAAAGTACGACGATAGACTTTTGGCAGAACAGAAAACATTGTTGAATCTGTATATAAGTTCTTTTGTTGACAACTCTTTAGAGTTAAAAATGTTCCTAAACGAAGAGATCTCAAGGTTAAAGAGAGAACTGGAACTCTCAAGAAGCAGCGAGCATATTTCATCGGACGAACAAATGGTTGCAAAAACCACACAGATTACAGAAAAGCTTGAAAGTTACAAAGATTCTCAAGCGAATCAAGAAATGCTGTTAACAATTTTAAAAATTCAGCAATTAGTTGGGGAAATTAACAACGATGCCAGTAGTAATTAAAATAGGTGCGGCAGCTAACGCCAAGAAGGTTAGACTTGAAATTGATGCAAGGCAATCCTTAAACGGAGATGTCATGATTTTTGATCATGGAGACATCGATATTATTTTATCTCCATCGACAAATAAGGTTGTAGCTTTTCCAAAAGAAACTATGTCCGACATGGTTTATGGTGCGCAGAACAGGCTAATGACACAACTTTTTAAAAAAGGTATACTGGTACCCGAGAGTATTCAAGCCGGATCATATTTCGGTGCTCTTGAGGGTAGTATTCAAGAGTCGGCTAACCCCGATATTAACGGAGCAAAACTCGCTCTTATAAATATCTCACAATTTATAGAAGAAGAGCGTCCATATTTTGAGAACAAGGAAGCGATTATTTCGATGACTGATGACGAATTGACTCACCCAGATAAGGAAGATTCAACTGAACTTGGGGAAGTACCCCAGTCTACAGAGAAGGGATCAATGAGAAGGCAGTTTGTTAGAGATCCCTACGCGCTGAATTATATTTACACAGTTTAAAACGAGAGGAAAATGGAATTATTAGCTTTTATCTTATGTGCCTATGGGCTTACACAAATACTTGTATATGGAAAGATACTTGACGATATAAGACCAAAAGAGGGCCAATTAGGAAAACTGTTTAGTTGTCCCATGTGCATGGGTTTCCATGTAGGTTGGTTTTTAATGCTACTTTCTCCGTTCACCGAACTATTTAGTTTTGATGTATGCATAGCAAACTTTTTTATTTTAGGTTGGCTATCGTCAGGAACTTCATATGTTCTTAACATGATTTTTGGAGATAAAGGAATTAAACATGAACACAAATATTTGGACAAGTAAATGGATGTTGCAGCCAGTAAGACACTGCTGTAAAGGGAGTTAGCTATGAAAATAACTGAAAAAGAATTGATAGAAATTATCAACGAAGAAATTAAAGACATGATCGAAAACGATGATATCGACGAAGGTGTTCTCGATAGGATGAAAGCCGGCGCAGCCGGATTAGGCTCCGGGCTTAAAAGCAAGGTTGCTGGCGCATTTGGCCAGGACACAACTGATATTGATGCAACACAAGCACTCAAAAAAGCGTCTTCTCTTATGAAATCATATGATAAGCAATTGCTTAAGCTATCACAGTCGCTTAAAACGGACGCCGTTAAGTTGGGGATAGAAGATCAAACAGACAAAGTTCAACAAGCAATTAACCAGACGCGTCGACAAGTTGCCTCGATTGCGAAAGACGCCCCCACAACCGCGCGAATGCAGCGTATGGATCAACAGCGCGCTCAACAACAGGGTCAGCAACAAGCTGCACCAGAGCCCGCTCAGCCTGCCGCGGCACCCGCCGCAGCTACACCACGAGCAGCGCCTGCACCAGCAGCTACACCAGCAGCTACACCAGCCGCTACGCCGGCAGCTACACCGGCCGCTACGCCGGCAGCTACACCGGCCGCTACACC